GAAAGGGGTATAATTTAATGTCATATTTAGACCAAAGAAACGGCATACAGCCAGCAGTTATAGAAGAATTAAAGCAAAGAGATAAAGCACTTGCAGGCGATATGGTTTTTGTTGTAACACCAGCAACAGTTACACCAGCACCAACAAGCGAAGCGTGGACTAGAACAGTTACATGCGAGTTACAAGATGCAGCGGGTAATGTTCATAAATGGTTTAACAAAGCAATTACTACTGGTGTATCTATAGCAGATACTTCTACAGCAGGAACGGCTTCTATACCATCAACAACATTAACATTTGCAGACGGTAAAGCTACTGTAGTTGTTTCAGGAGATGCGGAAGATTGGTTAAATACTGAAACTGATACATTAACAGTTGCAGAAGCTACTATACTAGGTTACACAATTTCTGCAAAAACTAGTGTTGAAACGTGGACTACAGCATAATTAAAATATAATTAAGAGGGGTTTTTAACCTCTCTTTTTTAGTTTAAGGAGGGTGTTATGAAATTTTACGGTAATGGAGTTATATGGGATGCTGAAAAAAGCAAGCCTTTATGCAGATTTGATAAATCAGGGGTATTTGAAACAGAAGATAAAAGAATAATGGATATATTAGTTAATAATGGATATAAGCACGATGGCGAAATCATAGAAGTTGAACACGTAGTAGTTGAAGAAGTAGTTACAGTTATTGAAGAAGAAAAAGAAGTAGTTGAAGATATAGGAAATTACGAAGCAATGACAAATAAAGAGCTTAGAAAGATATTAGAAGATAAAGGATATATGAACCTTGAAAGAAAGAACAAAACGCAACTTTTAACGATGTTAGAAGGTGATTAAATGGGGTTATCTCAAAGAGTTACAGAGCTACTAGAAAGATGGCTAGGCGAGGGAGAACAGCTAGACCAAACATCACCACTTGTAACGGCTGAATTTTCAGCAGATTCAAAAATACAGATATGGGACGGTACAGATACAGCGGATGTAATGGCTACTAATGGAAGTAACGGGTTAGTTACAATAGAGCCTAACCATATTTCGCTCTCGAATAGTTTTAATTTTCCAATCGTAGCAAATGGGACATTTACAGGTATTTCGGAAGATATAACTAATTATGCTGTAATGTTTATCAATGTATATTCAGACGTTGCAAGTGCCACAGATGGATTATGTATTCAGTTCTCAACGGATAATGTAAATTGGGATATAAGCGAATGTTATACCATCGCAGCTGATACTTACAAGACATTTAGTATTCAATGTGCAACTAAGTATTTTAGAATTAGTTATAAAAATGGTGGAACTGAACAAACTAGCTTTAGATTACAAACTAAACTTTGTACTAAAAATGCTTTGGATAGTTCGCACAGGATAGCAGATTCAATATCAGACCAAGATGATGCAACTTTAAACAAAGCAGTATTGACAGCACAACAACCTAACACTAATTTTATAAATGTTGGTGCTACTGAATCTGGAAACCTGAAAGTAACAGATGCAGAGAATACTTTAGCTATTGCAAAAGGTGATGTGGTAGGTGCTGGGAACGTTAACAAGTGGGGTAATGCTCCTGATTTTGACAGTACAGACGGTGAAGTTTACGTTTGGGACGGTGCAGAAGATGGTACAGCATGGGAAAATATGACTTATATATTTTCAACTGGTGCAGATATTGATAGTGTTAGTTCAACAGATGCAGGAGATACCGAAGAAGTTACTATACAAGGGTTAGATGCCAACTGGGAAGAAGTTACTCAAACTGCAACACTAAATGGTCAAACTAGAGTAGCTTTAACTACTCCACTAATAAGGTGTTATAGGGCATATAATAGCAACGGAACGCCTTTTGTAGGTCACATTATCATTTATGAAAACGATACTACTACTGGTGGAGTTCCTGACGATGCAACTCTTATACGGGCTGTAATAGACCCAAGCAATCAGCAAACAGAAATGGCAATATATACGATTCCTGCGGGAAAAACTGGGTACTTATTAGGTGGCTATTGTTCAACGGCAGGAGCTAAGAGGGATACAAGTTATATCATTAACTTTAAGACTAGGTTATTTGAAAAGGTATTCAGGACACAACAAAAGGTGTCTATAAATGATAGTGCTACTTCATTTCTACCGTTTACTTATCCAATACCTCAAACGTTACCTGAAAAGACAGATATTATCGTAACAGCTCAAATGGCAACATCAACAGACGGAAGTATATCAGCAGGTTTTAGTATAGTATTAATTGATAATTAGGAGGCGATAAAATGAGCCAAGCAAGAACAACGGAACTATTAGAAAATACAAGTGGTAACAAGGGTTCTGAAACAATAACAGATACATTAGAGCATACTGGTAGCTTTTTCTGGATTAATGTTTTAGCTGAAACAGTAATAGCTGCAATTACATTAGAAACAAAAGAAACTGGGAACACTTTAGTTGGTGCAACTTTACCAGCAGGTTATTCAGGACCTTTACATTGTTCAAGTATAACATTAACAAGTGGCATTGTTAGAATGGCTAAGAAGTAGGGGGTGATTAAAATTAGTATTGTTGTAAATGAAAATAGTTACATTTCGATTGCAGATGCAGATACATATATGACTAATAACTATATATCAACTTCAACAGAATATACTACTTGGAATGCGTTAACAGATGCTAACAAGGAGATATATTTAAAGAGGGCTACTAAAAGGATAGATAGGCAAATTATACGAGGTGCGAAGGCTTTAGATACTCAAACTTTAGAGTTTCCACGGGCTTTATTGACTTGTAGCAGATATGACCCACCTATCACGGGCGTAAATGTTAATCGTGGGCGTGGTTATATCGTAGAAAGTGAAGTACAACAAAGGGTATTAGATGCCAATGTTGAGGAAGCATTATCTAATAGCTTAGTTGATGCTGGTACTGGTTCAAATGGCGGAGAGAGGGCTACACTTCAAGCACAAGGCGTTAAATCGTTTAAATTAGGGGATTTGTCAGAAACATACGGAAGCGGATTAAGTAGCACATATAACTCAACGGTATTAATGTCACAAGAAGCTAAAGAATTATTGAAATTTTACAGCGTGGGTGGTGTTAGCATATGCTAAGTAACTACGTTAATCAAAACGTATCTTTAAAAACTCGTACTGGTGAGAATCAATATAATGAGCCAACTTATACAACTTCAACAATCAAAGGGCGATTTATTTATAAAAATGAATTGTTTAGATTAGAAGGCGGAGAAGAAGCCACGTCGCAAGCAATACTGTACACGATGGCAACAGTTAAAAAAGGTGACGTTATAACGGCTGATAGTAAAGAATGGATAGTAAGGCGTGTTTATCCTGCTGTAAAACTTAATGGTATTGAGGGGTTTACAAAGGCGGTGTTATAAATGGTTAGATTACACGGTTCAGGCGTAACAGTAAGAGGTATGCGAGAAGTACAAGCGAAATTCAAGAGAGCCACAGAGGAAGTAAAGGAAGCAATGTTACAAGGCGTTGAAGATGCAACAGCTGATTTACTAAGAAGAGCCAAAGAGGAAGCACCAATAGGCGAAACTGGTGATTTAAGAGGTAGCGGTAGTAAATCGGTAAAGGTTGTAGCTGGTGAAGTTATAGGCGAGGTAGGATTTAACACACCATACGCACTAATTCAACACGAGGATATGACGTTTAATCATCCGCAGGGCGGGAAAGCTAAATACTTGACAGACCCACTAAACAGAAATGCGACTAAATACAGAAAAATGATATTAGAAGAAGGACGGAGGGCGACAAGATGAGCCTTTTAGTAGATATTAAGAGTTTAATAACTGGTGTTAATGCTAATATATATTTAGGTGATTTGCCCGATACTCCTGATAATTGTATAGGGTTGTACCAAACGGGTGGGCAAGACCCACAGCACCAATTAGGAGCAAGCACAGAAGAAGTGCATGAAACTCCAACATTTCAAGTTAGATTAAGAAACACGACATATGCAACAGCTAACACAGAAGCCGAGCAAGTAAAAGATGTTCTTGACGGCTTAATTAATCAAGTAGTAAACGGAAACGAATATAAAAGCATATTTATGCAAGGGGATATTAATAGTTTAGGGCGAGATGGACGGAATAGAGTTAACCTTAGCGTTAATTTTATAGCAAAAGTAAAAAGAGGTTAAATTAAAAGGAGGATTTTTATTATGGCAGCTATAGCGGGTAAAGGTGGATTAGTTAAAGTTGGCACTACTAACACAGTAGCAGAGGTTACAAGTTGGACTAATGATATTGCTATTGATATGTTAGATTCTACTTCATTGGGTGACGATTGGAGAGAATACGTTGCAGGATTAGCAGGAGCAACTGGAAGCGTTGAGTGTAATTGGGATGTAGTTACAGATACAAACGGGCAAGCAGCATTCCAAACGGCAGCACTTGCAGGAACTACAGTTACATTAGATTTATATGTTAATGCTACTAATTATTACAGTGGAACGGCTTATATTTCAAATGTAAGTATTTCAGACCCAGTTGACGATTTAGTAACTTGTACTTTTGACTTCCAATATACTGGAGCGGTAACATACAACTAAAATTGAGGGGGGTTATCCCTCTCCTTTTTTATTAAAAGGAGGATTTGACTATGGGTGCAATTGCAGGCAAAATAGGCAGTATATACATGAAAACAACAGACGCATCTGCTATATTTTCAGATGAAGCGTGTACTAATGTTGACAACACTGTTTACTATATAACAAACGATTCTAAAAGGTATTGGGATAAGGCTACCACTCCAACAGTGTTCGTTGATGCTACACCTGAAACAGGGGTTACTATTGACTACGTAGGTGGTAGAATTACATTTGATACACCACTAGCAGGTACAGAAACGGTAACTGTATCGGGCAAATATTGGACGGTTTCAGAATTGGCTGGGTTTTATAATTGGAGTTTAGACTTAAATGCTGATTTAGAGGATTCAACAACATTTGCGGGCAATGGTTGGAGAACATTTGTACCAACTTTAAAAGGCTTTACTGTATCGGCTGAATCATTTTGGCAAGATGAAAAGTTTTTAAGCAGATTAGGCGAAGAAGTAGTAATTGCCTTGTATGTAAATGAAGCTAGTGACATTAGATATGAAGGATTTAGTAAGATTGACAGTAGTTCAATATCAGACCCAGTTGACACGCTAGTTGAAGAAGGAGTAAATTTTACTGGTAACGGTCAACTATATTATTATGAAGTTTAAAATTAGGAGGGTATAACACATGGCAAAACCATTTGTATTATTAAAATTAGATAAAGATTATGAATTTAGATTAAGCAATAAAGCAGGGTATTATTATCAACAGTTAACGGGTAAAACATTTCAAGAAATGGGCGACACATTCGGGTTGTCAGAATTAAATGAGTTGTTACACGCAGGTTTGAAGTGTATTGATAATAAAATAACATTAGAAGAAACATTAGATTTAGTTGATGAACATTTAGACTTTGAACAGCTAGCTGATATTGTTAGTAAGGCAATGGAACAATCGCCTTTTTTCAATCCAGCGAAGGGCAAAGCGGAGAAACATCCAGCGGAGAAATAGACCTGAATGAAACACTAGTTTTAGCTATTCGCATAGGCTTAACAATTGAAGAGTATTGGGAATTAACACCAGCAGAATTTCATTGTTATTTAGAAGCATATAAAAGGGATTTAGAAGAAAAGGGCAAGAATGAAACGGCTAATGTTTTATCAACGGCTTGGAATACTGCAAACTTCTCAAAGGCTAAGAAATTACCAAATCTTAAAAACATATTGAAAGATATATTTAAAGATAAGAGTAAGGAGAAGGTGCAACAAGGCAAGCGATTTAGTAAAGAGGAAATAAAACGGCATTATGAAAAGAAGGTGGTGAAGTAATGGCGAATATGGGGCAAATAAGCGTTGATATAATGGCGAATACCACACAATTTCAACGTAGTATGCAACGGGTTCAAAGCACTATGAAAAACGTTGGGGATAGTATGCAACGTATAGGAAAGCAAATGACGGCATCAATTACACTACCATTATTAGCTATTGGTGGTGCAGCGTTAAAAAGTGCTATGGATTTAGAAGCAACAGAATCAAAATATAACGTAGTATTTGCAGGAATGACGGAAGCGGTTGACGAGTTCATAAGGAAGTTTCAGGAATTAACACCAGCTACAACGGCTGCTGCTAGAAATATGGCATCAGGTATTCAAGATTTACTAGTTCCACTAGGCTTTATGCGTGAAGAAGCTACGGCAATGACTGGCGAGTTTTTACACGTTATCGGTGCATTATCAAACTTCAATAGCGGAACACATACAAGCGAACAAGTAGCAAACGCTTTTCAATCTGCTATAACTGGCATGTATATGCCTTTGAAAAGGTTAGGTATACAGCTTGATGAAACTACGGTTAAAAATAAGGCTGTAGAAATGGGATTAACTGATTCAACTAAGAATGTAACCAAGCAAATGAAAGCGGTTGTATTGCTAAAGGAAGTATATGCACAATCTGGCGATGCGTTGGCTGGTTACACTAAAGAAGCTTTAGACACTAAAACTAAACTGTTATTATTAACAGCAAGATTGAAAGATATAGGGGCAGAGTTAGCTACAAGATTTTTACCTTATATTGTTAAGGCGATGGAAAAAATACGAGAATGGGCGGAAGCATTTGCAAACCTATCTCCTAAAATGAGAAATATAATATTAATTGTTGCTGGTATTGCTGCTGCAATTGGACCGTTAATATTAATAGCTGGCATGTTAATATCTTCAATCGGTGCAATAGCTGGCGTATTAGGAGCAATTACAGCCCCTTCATTGGGTGTTGTTGCTTCAATAGGTGCAGTTGTTGCTGTGCTTATGACAGCGTGGAATAAAAGTATATTGTTCAGAAATACAGTAAAAAAGGTATGGGGGCAAATATATAAAACAATTTCAAAAATAGCTAAATCTATAATGGGTATAGTAAAAACATTATGGGAATTTTTAAAAGATTTTTGGGATGAATTCGGTGCATTAATTACAGTTACATTAGGTACAATTTTAGCAACTGTGGGCGATGTGTTTAGTGGAATAGGAACAATAATATCTGGTGCATTAGATATTATAAATGGTACATTAGGAATATTTTTAAGCTTATTAACTGGCAACTGGGAAAAGGCTTGGGAAGGCATAATATCAATAACTAAAGGTGCTTTAAAAGTTATAAACGGATTATTAAAAGCATTAGGAATTGATTTAAAGTTTATGCAAAATGCTATTGATAGTTTGGGCGGTGGCAATAAAAAGAAAACTGTCAAGTTTGAAGCAAAAGCATTTACTACTAATTTCATGGGCAAAGACAATAAAGTTAACGAGAGTTTGGCAGGTACAATTTTCGGAGGTGCTGCACCTTTAGCACCTAAAAAGAAAGCTTCAGCATTAGACGATTTGATGAAAAGGTTATCTGAATCGCTAACTGATGGCGGTGCTGATTTTGACGATTTCGCAGATACTGGAGTAAGTGCATTCGATAAGCTAAACGATGCAACGCAAAGATATGTGGATACTTTAAAAAGCCAAATAGATACATTTAAAACAGCCTTTGGAATATTTGACAAACCACAGATTGAGCGAATAAGTGGCGAAAGGCTACTTGTTAGAATGGAAGCACAAACAAAGGTATTTGAGAAGTGGCAGAACGCCTTAGAAGTATTAAGACAGAAGCTAGGTGCAAACAGTAAACTATTCCAAACTTTAGCACAACAAGGACCTTCAGCAATGGGGCAGATTGTGGGAATGGCTGGGTTGTCAGTATCACAATTACAACAAGCAGAGGGCTTTATGAGTGCAAGAGGTAATATAGCAACTAATGTTGCAACTGGTTTAACAAGTCAACAAATGAGAGCCGAACAATCAGCACCAACGGTTAATTTAAATGGTGGCGTTTACGTTGGCGATATGGCAGAGTTGGCTAATTTAATATCAAGAGAATTGAAGTTGTCGGGGGTGAATTAGATGGCAACATATACAGCTAAGTTGGAAATATGTAGTTATGATTCAACCGTAACTGCGGGGGCTGGTACTGACGAAACATCAATTGAAATAACGGCTCATACTATGGACGCTGGCGACTTTATCGTTAACGAAACAAGAAGAACTATAGATGCTGAAAGAGGTTCTAGAGTTGTTTATGATGCCGTAACTGGTGGTCCTAATTTTATATTACTAAATCCAGACCAAGGCATCGTAGGGCAAACATCGGGCGATTCTATAAGGTTATATAAGTTTGAAGATAAAACTAGCATAGTTAGACCTAAAACTTTAAGGCTTGACTTAGGAACGCAAGGTTTTAGTAGTTTATCATTTGACATTATAACGGATAAAGATTATATACCAAAGTGCGGGCAATATATCAAGTTTGGCATAACTACAGATTCAACATACAAGCGATACTTTTACGGTATCATACAAGATACAACAAGGCGATTAATGGCAGAGAATACAGACGAAATAATCATGAACATTAGAGCCACATCTTTAAACACAGTTCCAAATAGGCGAACAATAGAAGTTGCTTTTGATGCTGGAACAACATTTCAAGAAATAGTTGAAACTATGGTTGATGAATACCTTGTAGGTGATGGAATTTCACAAGGTACTATTGACGAGGGTGAAACACTTGATAATGATTGGTATGATGACATTATATCTATATCGGATGTTCTTGATAGGTGTGCTAGGGAATCGGGTTATCAATGGTTTATAGATGAAGAGGGCGATTTAAACTTTTACCAAGACCCTTCAACTATTCCAACTAATTCAATAGTAATTGATGAGGGTGATTTAGGCACATTCGGAGATATTAGGCAGATTAGAGTTAACGAAAATATAGACCAATATTTAAACAAATACTTTATATCAGGTGGATATGATGAACGTGGAAACCCTATATTATTAGGTTCAGAAGATTTTGACGAATCAACAGCACAACAAGATATAACAGCTGGTACTGGTGTATATGGTGAAATATTGCGAGATAGTGGCATAATCGGGAGCGATTACGTTACGGCAGAAAGTGGCACTACTACAACAAATATAACATATACGGCACACGGTCAGAGCGTGGGTGATATTGTATGGAACTTGACACAAAATATTTACAGAGCCGTTGCAACTGTAGTTGATGCTGATAACTTTACCGTATCAGCTATAACTGGTCAAAGTGACGGAGATATAATAGTATTCTTTGATAAAGCAAACATTATATTTGAGAATATCTTTAAATCACAAGGCAGAATACCATTAAAAGTTGATTTTGCAAGTGATACACTTTCATTTAATGCAGGGGAAAAGATACGGATTAAGTTGCCAAGCTTAGGAATAACAGATGATTACTTTTTAATTCAAAAGGTTAGCCTGTTTGATTACGTTGGATTAAATGCAACAACAACGCAGGGTTTTAGAATGAATGTAAGCTGTGTTGTAAGGGATAATTCAAACTTTAGCACTCAAAGGCTAAAAGATTATAGAGATTATTGGGGTGATTTTTAATGAGCAGAAGCCAAAAAAGGGCAGGATTTGCGGAGTTGCGAGGTTCTACCAATAAAAGGTTTACTATTTCGGCAGATGCCCCAACAAATCCGCAGAATAAAGAAACGTGGTTAGACCAAGACACTAACCAATGGTATTATTACAATAAACCTACTACAGAATGGATACCAATATTTTCAAGTGGTGGTGGTTCTGTTACAAATTTAACCTATCACAACGACACAAACACAACAGCCGTAACAACTAACGTTGAAGTGGGCACAGTTGATATTACAATGGCGTTAGATGGTTCAATCATTGTAACTGGAACATTTGTAGGTACAGCATCAGCCACAACTACATTAACCACATTGATTAAACTTGACACAGTTACACAACATACTATAGTTGATTATGTGAGTGGGGCTGTAGACCATACCGTTAATTTTAGTGTGGTACTGGAAGGAATAACGGCAGGAGATTACACAATAAGCGTTGATATGGCATCTAGTGCAGGAACGTTTACACTAGATGCGAGTGAACAACATTTATATTGTTTAGCTTATTATGATGCAGTAATTGGTGGTGATGGTGGTGGTGTTGTAACTACGGCAGGATATATATTTGGTGGGGGTGGAAGCACTACTTATTCAGATACAGATGAATATACGCCAGATTCTTGGACATCTAAAACCGATATTCCTTCTCCTGCTAGAAGATACTTGGCATCTTCTGCAATTAATTCTAAAGCATATATATATTGTGGTTATTTGTCAAGTAGTGTTGGAGGGCAAGATTGTGATGAATATATAGTTGATTCTTGGACAAACAAAACTGATACACCTACGCCACCAAGAAGAGCTTTAGGTTCTTCTACAATAGCATCAAGTGGATATATATACTGTGGATTAGATAGGAATGGTTCAACAAGATACCAAGATACAGATGAATATACGCCAGATTCTTGGACATCTAAAACTGATGCCCCTTTACCTGCAAGAGAACAACTATCAGCAAGTACGATAGGTTCAAGTGGTTATATTTTTAGTGGATATACAGGTTCAGCATTGATAGCTGATACAGATGAATACACTCCTGACACATGGACATCTAAAACAAATATCACAACATCAAGAAGAACACACACATCAACAACATTAGATTCCAAGGCTTATGTTATATCAGGACTTGCGGCTAGTGGAAGAACACAAGTTACAGAGGAATATGTGGTTGATAGTTGGGCTAGCAAAACCAATTTTTCAGCTACTGGTAAAACTTTTTTAAGTTCGTCATTTGTGGGGGGTGCGATATATGCTTATTGTGGCAGAGATAATACTACATATCAACAGGATTGTGATGAATATATAGCTGACACATGGACATCTAAAACAGATGCTCCACTTCCTGCAAGAGATGGTATAGGAGCATCATCATTATAAAAAAGGAGTGATTATTAATGAGTAAATTACAAACATTCATAACAAACAACAAAGCAAAAATTGAGGAATTTCAGCAAGATTACATCAACAACAACGTTGAAGCGTTAAAAAGACCGTTGCAGGAGTTTTTTGGCACACTTCAAAACATTGTGGGGTTAATGAAAGAATATGATTTAATAGATATAGAATACAACGAATTAACAGCAGAATTAACGGCAGATGCCTATACAAATGATTTTGATAAGCAAAGGGATGAAGTAGAAAAGTTGAGTTGTCAAGCTGAAAAGTATTTACTAGAAAAGGATATAGAAAGAAATAAACAAGTTTTAACAAATTTAATTGCAACTATAAATATTGCAAAAGGGGTATAATATGAATTTACAAGAATTAATTAAAGACCATAGGCTTTATCATTCAGAGTTTCAGCAAGATTATTTTATAACAACTCGTTCAGGTGGCACAGTTTACGGACAGTATAAGCAATCGTTAAGGGAACTGTACAAGCGATTCAGAGGGTTAAAAGGCTTATATCACGATAGAGATATGGCACAAGTTGACCTTGATGAATTAGAAGAAAAGATATTAAACGAAGATAATTTTGATAAGTTTGAGCAGAGAAGAAATAAACTAAACTTTGATAAAAAAAGCCTTGATATGATTGAAATGAACAAGAATATCGAGGACACAGAAAGAGAGTTCAAAAGATTCTATCAACAAGCATACAGCTTAAAAATGGCTGTAGGAGAATTGACAGAAGAAAAGCGGAACGAACTTGATAAAGCTATGTGGCTACACAAGTTAAAAGAAATATGTGCAGTTGATTTTATTTCAAGTGGAAGGTTAAAAAACACTACTGTTGAGTTGATTAACTCTGTTCCAGTTGTGGAAAGAAAAGAACTGTTAGCAGAGGTTAAAGACCACGCAAAACTACTTGAATGGTACGATAACAAAGATGAAAGTTTTGAATTAAAGCAAATTGATGTTGATATTATCAAATTGTTAGAAGAATAATATATAGGGGCTTTATGCCCCTTTAAAACTAAATAACGGAGGGCAAAAGATGCTAAAACTAATCAAGCACGATTTACCCGACACCTTGAACAAACTTAAATTATATGCAATAAGCGATTTACACGTTGGCGAAAAAAGTTTTGACAAGCAACGATTTAGAAACTTTGTTAAAATGATAGAAGAAGATAAAGAAGCCTATTGCGTACTAGCAGGAGATTTATTAAATAATGCAATTGTAACAAGTGTAAGCGATGTATATTCAGAAGAAATGTCACCAAGTAGGGCTTTAAAATGGTTGAAGTCAGAATTAAAGCCCATTAGTAACAAGATACTTGCAGTAGTAATCGGGAACCACTCAAGACGAAGTGTAAAATTAGTGGATATAGACCCTATCGAAAGTCTTTGCGAAGCTTTACAGATTTTACCATTATATAGCCCTAACGAGGTATATGTCAAGCTTACTTTCGGCAAAAATGGACGGCACAAACAAATGTACGGGATATATATTACACACGGTTCTTCCGGCGGAAAAACTTTAGGTGGTGCTTTAAGCAATGTTGAGAAGTTATGCATGAGTGTTAATGCAGATATTTACATATGCGGTCATGCACATAAAAAAGTTGCCGGTAAAAACGAACACAGATATGTTGATATGATACACGAAAAAATCACAGAAAGAGAAAGATTATTTATAATTTCTTCACACTGGGCGAAATATTTCGGGGGCTATGCTTCACGAATGTGCCTAACACCTTCCGCAAAAGGTGCGGTTCCTATTATATTATATAGTAAACGTAAACACTTTGAAGCAATAATATGATATAATGTATTTATAGGATAGCTAATGCATGGCGAATCAGGGGGATTCCGACCCCCTTTCCTATAATATTAAACGGTAACCTACGGAGGTTAATATGAAAACTTACAATCATCTTCTTGAAGAATTTCAAGACAACGAAAAAATCTTTAAAAAACAATGCTCAAAGTGTAAACAAATCTTACCACAATCACCATATTATTTTAAAAGGAACAGAGAACGAAAAGATGGTTTAGTTTCTATGTGTAAAAAATGTACCGGTAACCCAGTATACGGATTTGCTAACAATAAAATAAATGTTGTGCTAAAAAAACAACACAAAAGAATGTGCCCAATATGCCGAAACGTGTACGATATTACAATATTTAAACCGGTTGGGAAATATAGATTGGCTGATTATTGTGATAATTGCGAACAAGTATATAAAGATAAAAAGCGTATATATGATGAAAAATATCTAATAGAAAACAAAGAACGCAAAAAGGCATATTATAAAGAGTGGAAGAAAAACGGTGGAAACGCAATAAGAAAAGCTAGCGAATCAAAAAGACAAGAAAACATATCACAAGCGAAAAACACATTAACCGGTTCAGAGTGGGAAGAGTGTTTACAATATTTTAATAATAGGTGTGCTTATTGTGGCGAAGATACCAAGCTAGCAAGAGAACACGTTATACCTATTTCAAAGAACGGTGGAACAATAAAAAATAATATCGTTTGTAGTTGCATCCGGTGCAATTCTAAAAAACATAACAAAGACTTTAAAGCTTGGTATGAAAAATATGAATATTATACCGGTACGAGATTTGAAAAAATATTGAAGTGGATTACATAGGAGGATTTGAGAATGGTAAAAGCAAAGGTAATAATAATATTGTGTGGTACTACGTTAGCTCAATTATTTGGGGGGTGGGATGTTTTGTTGAAAACATTAGTATACCTAACAGCAATTGACTACATAACGGGTTTTCTAGCAGGTGCATATCTTGGAAAACTATCAAGCAATATCGGATTTAAAGGCATAATTAAGAAGGTTGCAATGTTCAGTATAGTATTAGTAGCTTGTATAGTTTCGGAAGGTTTTGGAAGCGAATTAGTGCGTAACGCTACTATAATATTTTACATTTCAAATGAGGGTTTGAGCGTATTAGAAAATGTAACAAAGATTGATGTTGTAATACCTGACAAGTTAAGAAAATTCCTTGAAGCTATAACAAAGGAAAATAATAATAAGTAGGTGATATTATGGCTAGGGTTTATGTTGACAATGGGCATGGGGGTTCAGAGTATGGGGCATATTCAACAGTTAAAGAAAAAGATATTAATTTAGAAGTTTCTTTATTAGTGCAGGAGCAACTACATCAATTAAACTTTGATGTAATGCTAACAAGAAAAACAGATACAGCCGTTTCATTAGCTGATAGAGTTGACAAGGCTAATAACTGGAAAGCAGATATATTTGTATCAATTCACCATAATGCTCATAATGGATATGCGGAAGGCTACGAGATATACAACTATACTAATTCCCAAAAAGGAAACAGATTAGGAAGGCTAATCGGTAAATACTTTGATGCTCACCAAGTAAAAAGATATATCGGCGGTGGTATGTGGGCAGGTGCTAAACCTACATCAAACTATTATGTTTTAAAACATACAAATATGACTGCTGTATTAACTGAATTTTGTTTTATTGATAATCCTAAAGATTTCAAAAAGTACGATGCAGAAAAAGAAGCAACTTGCATAGTAAAAGGTATATGCGATTATTTCAATATTAAGTATACTTTATCAAATGAAAATGAAAACTTATTAAAAGACATTAAAAAGCAAATTGTAAAAGTTGACAACGAATTAACAAAACTCAAAAATTTGATAAAATAATGTTACACCTCTCTTATTTTTTTATAAAACCTCTCAATTTTGGGAGGTTTATTTTTTTTGCCCAAAACAGCGAAAAAATGCCCTCGTCAGCGTTGATTTAAACCGATTAAATAAAGTTTTAGTATAATATGTCCTGAATATACGAAAACGCTTTAAAACCGCAAATATGAAGCATATAAAAGAAATGGTATAAAAAAGGGGAAAGTTGAATAAAATAATATAAATATTTAAAAAAAGTATATAAAAAGTATTGACTTTACATGTGATATGCGGTATAATTAATTATAGGGTTAAGGGAGAGAAACAAATAAAAAAACGGAGGTAATTATTATGATTAAATTTGAAACTGGTAAAACTTATGTAACAGGTAGTGCGGTGAATAGTGATGCTATTCTTAGCTATGAAGTTATGGCTAGAACTGAAAAAACTGTAAAGGTTAATTCTGTTGATGGTGTAAAAACTTGCAGAGTTAAGCCAAACATGAACGGTACGGCGGAAGTTATTTACCCTGATGGTAAATACAGTATGTGTACTGTGTTAGATGCAACAGACTTAGGGGCTTAATGCCCCGATAATTTAAAGGAGGTAAAAAAATGTTTGAAGATAATAATGTTGAAGATATTGATAAAGTTTTTCAATTTGTAAATTGGAAAGAATTTTCTAAAGAAGCTATGAATTTATCTGAAGTTTTTATTGAAAAATACAAAGATTTTTTAGATTGGCAGTTCATATCTGGTAGAAACAAAATGAGCGAAGATTTCATTGAGAAACACAAAAAATATGTTGATTGGGAAATTATAAGCAAAAACCAAACATTAAGCGAAAAATTTATAATCAAAAATATTCACAATATCAACTGGGAAGCTATATCTAAACATCAAAAGCTTTCAAATGATTTTATATTAAAATATTTTAATTGTCTTGATTTTTATACAATTTGCGAATATCAAGAACTTAACGAAGAAAGTATAAGAAAGTTAAAAAATAAAGTTCATTGGAACACAATTTCAATACATCAAAAATTGACCGAAGATTTTATAAAAGAATTTAAAGATAACGTTAATTGGTATTATATAACAGAGTTCCAAAAATTATCTTTAGAATTTATAGAAGAACACAAACACTTTGTTGATTGGGCTTATATTTCAGAACATTATAATTTAACACATGAATTTATAAAAGATAATCGAGCATATATAAGATGGGAATACTTACAAAAAAATTGTATTTTTAATGAATTTATAGATAATATTTAAACTAATTTAAAGGAGGTAACAAAATGAAACTATTCAAAAGTTTAACAGAAATTAAAACCCACAGAGTACACGGAGAAGAATGGGAAGCAATACAAGGAAAGATTAACAATTTAGGACACGATGAATTTATGGCATTAAATGAGGAAGATGGAAAGGTATATTTAAACTCAAAGTATGTTGGTGATATGGAGGTGAAGAAATGAGTGATTTACTATACAAGGAATATTTAAAAGAGTTGACACAACATTTAAAACAGTTTCTTTTAATGAAAAATGAAAATGAATTTAATTCAGGGTTAAGACAATGCAAAGATATAAGCGACATATTGAGATTAAGTAAAAAATATAAAATAATAGATGCAGTAGAAACTCAAATAGGTTGTTATATTAAATTACAATATTTCAAAGGATATGAGCAGGCGATGAGAGATAGGGGTGATTTAAAATGAGCGAATTAACGTATCAATTGATACAAAAATTCGGATTATTACCAGTTTCAGCAACGATAATTGTATTAGGAACAATATTAATATTTGCGATAAAGAAAGAATTAAAGGGAGATGCCCCTACTGAATAGGGGCAACGTTAAACGAAGTAATTAGATATAGTATTCTATTTGTAAGTATATTATAACAAAAATTCTCGGAGGTGTAAAGATGATTGAAAATTTAGCACATAAAAGCTCACACGAAGCATACCACAAGGTTAAAAAATGGGATGATTACGATAATAAAATGCACAACTTATTGATACCGTCAGGAATGAGCGATAAAGAACTTGATGAATACTGCAAGGCGAAAAGTGGGGAAGTTATAACGTATAATTTATATAATTAAATAAAAAGTATTGAAAAAGGAAATACAATATGATATAATTTTAAAGAAAGGAGGGGTTAAAGTGCCAAAGCGTGAGGAAGGTTATGAGAAACAAGATGCAAGCGTTTATTTTAAGTGTACGATACTTGAAAAGGCTATGTTTCAAGCATTAGCAAGGGAGTTAGGATATAAAAGCGTATCGGAAATGATACGTAGGGAGTTGATTTATAACAAAGAAGTTATAAAAAGAACTGAAAAGGAGGGTTAAACGTGGAAATTAGAACAATCAAAGCGAATGAAATTGATGTTAGGATTGGTATGTGTAAAGAAAAAGGTTTAACATTGCTACTTTATAAAGATGCTAGATATGATATGAAAATTCTTGATGAACTATTTACACCTTTGGGGTGGCAGAGAAAGCATAATATTATAAACGGTAATTTATTCTGTACTGTAAGCGTTTACAACGAAAAACTAGGGCAATGGATAGATAAGGAAGATGTAGGAACAGAAAGCAATACAGAGAAGGAAAAGGGGCAGGCATCAGATAGTTTTAAAAGGGCTTGTGTTAATTTAGGAATAGGCAGGGAATTATATACAGCTGGCTTTATATGGGTAGCTAATAAAGGGGATATATTCAAAGATGGCAATAGATACAAATGTAATACTAAATTTAAAGTTGATAAAATAGAATATAACGCAGATAAAGAAATTATATCGTTAGTGATTAAAGACGATAAAGGCAATATAAGGCATGCAATGGGTAAGCCTGCAACAGAGCCAACACCACAAAATAAACCAGTTGAGCCAAAGAAAGACCTTAAAAAAGAAATACAATCAATGTTGATTCAGTTGTACGGAAGAACCGAATATGTGGCTAAACTTAAAGAAATAACAGAGTTTGAGGGCAAAGGCGGAACAATGGTTCAAGGCGTTGAATCGTTGGCAGAATTAAGCGAAGCGAGAACTAGGGCAACATATGGCAAGGTTAAAAAACTATTCAAAGAAAATACGGAGGGTTAAACGATGAAAATGTATGAATTAGTAGGAGTATTCAAAGAACTAGAAGCAATGGAAATTGACAACGACACATTCCAAGATACTTTGGATAGTATTGATTGGAATGAAGAATTTGAACAGAAAGCCGATTCAATGGCTAGTTTATTCAAAGGCTTAAAATATGAAGCCGAAGCAATAAAAGCCGAAGAAAAGGCATTAGCGGAGCGAAGAAAGGCTATAGAAAACAAAGCGGATAAACTTAAAAGATTTATGTTTGATACTTTTAAGCTAGTTAATAAAGATAAGGTTGAAACGGCTAGGAATAAGCTAGTATTAAGAAAGAATCCACCTGCTATTGAGTTGGCTAATATAGATTGGTATAACGATGATTATATGGAGAAAATAGAAACGGTAAAACTAGATAAAGCAAAATTAAAAGAAGATTTAAAAGCAGGGATTGAGATTGAAGGTGCTAGGTTAGTACAAGGCGAAAGATTGGATATTAAATAATACAAAGGGGGCGTTAAAATTAAATATGAGATAAAAATGTTCGAGGATAATGTTGAAATAGAAATAGACGACTTACCAGACGATTATGTAAGAGGTGTTATTGAAGCATTCATAGCAGAACTTACATCAAGAGAAAGAATGAAAAGAGTTTTTAGCAGAATCGGAAAAGACGTAATTAAATAATAATTGGGGCTTAAATGCCCCTTATAGGAGGATAAACAAATGATATTATTTAACAAAGCATATTTAAAAGTTTGGAAAGTGGAAAGAAAAGATAAATACACAGCTATAACAGCATCAACTGGAGAGAAACAGCAGGACGGCACATACAAGAATAGTAGTTGGAACTGTAGACTAATCGGCAAGGCACACGATTTATTTGTTGGAGAGGGTGACAGAATCGAAGTATTAAGTGGTAAAGTTGAGAACATATACAATAAAGAGCAGGGTAAAAGTTGGCTTAATGTCATTGTATTTGATGCAGTTAAGCAAGGAACCAGTACAAATAATGTTCCAGTTGACAGCAATGAGGATTATTTGCCTTTTTAAGTTTGTAGAATTATAAGCGTATATTAAAATAAAAAAATGGAGGTAATATTATGATTTGTAATTGTACTGTAGCTGATATGTGGGTTGATGTGGTTGATAGGTTGCCTGAAGATGGTCAAGAAGTTTTATGTTATTTTGTTTTAGATCCTGAAGATGTAGAGAGTGACGGGAAGCCGTATCCATACTATTGTACATTAACATATTATAAAAAAGGTAGCATTATTGATTATGCGATGGATTACGATATAGCTAATCCAGAGGAAAGATTTTTAGATATGTTACAAAACCCGAAGAACGAAAACAAAGCTATAGAAGATGGTTTTTACGTGGTGGGGGATGTTAATTATATGCACAAGCCTACCATTATAGCATGGATGCCACTAGAAAGACCTAGACGTTGCGTTTTAGACTAATATAACATTATAAATAAGATATAGCAATCTAATTTATAAATGAGAGGGCGAAAGCCTTCTTTTTTTATGCCTTTATACTACTACAGTACACGAAAAGGACTTTAGTCACATGTTGAAAAATATTGTAATTTTATCTTTACATTTGGTTGTAAAAGTGGTAAGATTACAACGATAGGAGGTGAAAACATGTTGACTACTATGAAAGTTAAGTTAGAAACTAGAAGGTTAATCAAAATACTTGCAACTAAAAACGATAAAAGTATGGTTGATTTTTTAGATGAATTAGTGAAAAAATATTCAAAAGAAAAGGGGGTTAAGTAAATGTATTACACATGCGAAAGATGTGGTTGTGATGTACATGAATCTTATCCAAAAAAAACTAAAGATAATTATGTTTATTGTTGGGAATGCAGTTTAGCTGTTGGTTTAATTGATGGTTGTGAGTATTTAAAATATTCTGCGTTCTGTTTAAAAAACGCAAGAGCTAGATATAATTTCGAGTTAGACTTAGTTGAAATAACAACTTCAAAATTTCCAGATGAATATCCAGAGAACAAAATGAGAAACACACCGATGTATAAAAGATGGAGAATTAAAGTACTTGAAAGGGATAATAAAACTTGTCAAAAGTGTAATAAAACTAACTGTAAGCTATTTGCACACCATATTAAAGCTTGGAAGGATTATAAAAAATTAAGATTCGATGTAGATAACGGTATTACTTTATGTCATGAGTGTCACCGTGAAGAACACAGAAAGGCGGTTAAGGATGGCTAGACCTTTGAAAACTGGGATTGATTATTTCCCTCTTGATGTAGTTAATGATGATAAGATTGAATTGTTAGAAGCTAAATTTGGTTTAGAAGGTTATGGAATTTTAGTTAAGTTATGGCAAAAGATTTATAGCAACGGTTACTTTATTGAATGGAATGACGATATAAGTTTATTATTCAGTAGAAGAATTAATGCTAACATTAACTTAGTTAATGATGTAGTTAATGAGTGTTTACTCCGTAATTTATTCGATAATGGTATGAGTAAACTACACAACATTTTAACAAGTAACGGTATTCAGGAAAGATATTTTAAGATTTGTAGCGATTGTAGGCGTAAAAATATTAAGCTTATCAATGAGTATTTGTTAGTAGATATCAAAGATTATAAGTTTACTCCTGCATTAACCGAGTTAACTCCAACATTAACCTCAATAAAAACGGTGGAAAGTACACAAATAAAAGAAGAAGAAATAAAAGAAGATAAGAAAAAAGAAACACGCCATAAATATGGCGAGTATAAAAATGTTTTATTAACTGATACCCAATACAAAAAACTTATTGAAGATTATGGAGAAAAACAATTATTAGATTTAATAAAGCAAGTTGATGAGGGTGTACAAATGAAAGGTTATAAGTACAAGGATTTTAATTTAGTTATAAGAAAGTGGGCAAAAAATGCTAATATTAATTCTAAAGAATCCGAAGAACAATATAAGGATGAATCAAGATACGAAAGAAACAAGCGATTAAATCCACATCAATATGATGAAGATGGCGATTATATAGGGTGGAAATAAACAAGGAGGTGAAATAATGGAGTTAACCACAGCAGAAATTAAAAAGATATTAGGTAATAGAGCAAAAGATATAATAGCATCAAGCCTTAATATGAAATTTGATAAAAGTGGTAAAACTTCTTGTGTACTTCACCAAGAAGATACGCCCTCTATGAGTTGGGACGCTCGAGGGCATAATTTCAAGTGTTTCGGTTGCACTGGTACGCTTGATATATTTAAATTATACACCGATTTTAATAATTTGTCATTTATTGAAGCTAAAAATGAGGTGTTAAAGTTGATAGGTGAGAATCCAAAGGAATATACAAGGCATAATGTAAAAGCTAAGAAAGAACCAAGCAAACCAAATTCAACTTGGGAAGAACTAGATGCAGATATTATTAATGTTATGGCTAAAAGAGGAATTAAAAAAGAAACTCTTGAAGCGTGGAACGTTAAAAAACAAGTTGTGAACGGTGAAAGTTGGATTAAATTCTTCTATAAGGACGAGAACGGTAAAATGCCATATGCGAACCGTAGGCGAAATTTAGAACCCTGCCCAAGTAATCAGAAGGCTTTACCTTGCGGAACGAATTTAAAGGCTATTCTGTGGGGAATGTGGCATATAGATATAACTAAGCCGTTAATAATTACAGAAGGACAGCCTGATGCAATGATAATTTATCAAGCAGGGTATAAAAATGTTGTATCAGTTCCCGCAGGAGCATCAAATTTATCTTGGATAGAAAATTGTTATGAGTGGCTATCTAATTTTACTGAAATATATATTTATGGTGATAATGATGATGCAGGCGTAAAGATGGTTGAAAATGTTAGGGATAGGCTAGGCGGTGACAGAGTAAGAGCAATACAACATAAACATAAAGATGCTAACGATGTATATTTAAAAGATGGAGCAGAAACAATTATAAATGATATACAAGAAGCATTTAATCAAGTACCCGAAGGATTAACTAATATAAGCCAAGAAAGTTATGAGTTTGAATCTAGTGGAGAAGTTGAGGGAATACCTACGGGGTTTAACGGCTTAGATTATGAACTAGAATATTTGAAGCGGGAAGAAGTTAGTTTATTATTCGGGCGAACAAGTGAAGGTAAATCAACTATAGTTTCTCAAATTATCTGTAATTCAATACAAGCCGAAAGACCAGTATTTTTATATAGTGGTGAAATGGGCGATAAAAAAGTTAAACGTTGGCTATATAAACAAGCTTGTGGTATGGATGATAAATACTGTAATTTCATTACTAAAAAGATAGGTGGATTTAATAAGGCGAAGCGAGAAATTAAGCCCGAAGTAGTAAAGGCAATTGATAAATGGGTTGGGAATTATTTTATTACACTAGATAAAAAAAGCGTATCAGTTAGAAAAGAGTTGGAAGCATTATTCAAAACTATGAAACTTGCTATACAGAAGTACGGATGCAAATTATTAATAATTGATAATATGATGTCGGCAATATCAGAAACTACGGAGCATTATTTTAATCAATCAAATTTTATGGCTATGTGTGTTGAGTTTGCAACAAAGAACGGTTGTCACGTTATGGTAGTAGCACACCCAAACAAAAGCACAGATGAAGGTGATAGGCTAAAGAAAACGAGTGTATCAGGTTCAGGGAATATTATTAATATGGCTGACATAGTTATAGGAGTTGAAAAGTTTACCGATGAAATGATATACGAATTTCCTGAAAGCGAAAAAAGGCACGGCTGTATGAGGTTATTAAAAAATCGTGAAGAAGGAACAACAAAAGAGTTTAGTTATAAATTTAATTCAACTAACAAAAGATTAACAGAGTATGTGAATATTGGAACTTATAAAGGTTTTGACAATGAACCATTTTATAATTGGGAAAAGTATTTAGAAAAACCTAAGTTTGATTTAGAAAATCCATTTTAGGGGGCATATATGAGCATAAAATTACATTATTACTTAATTCGGAGATGGGTTAAGTACAAGACAAGGCTTGACTACAGATTGACGCAAATGGAATTGCTAGAACTTGGAGCAGGTGAAAAAACTTTAGAAGAATTTAGAATGTGGTGGGATGGAGGTGGATGCAATGGATAAACTACACGAGTTATTAACAAGATACAAAAAAGCAGAAACATTTTTTAAAAGTGAGGATATAGCTTTAGAGGATAAGTTAAAACATACGGATAGAATGTTAAAATTGGGGGAAGATATAGAAAAGGAATATAAAAGAATGGGATTAGATACAGAAGCGTTGAGGAATGAAATGATAAAAGCAGGCATACAATGTGAATAACTTTGGGGATATGTGGATAACATAAATTTAGGAGGTGCAAGGATGCAACAAGAAATATTTTTAGATTATAGTTATACAACGCTTAATGAGTACATCAAGAAGGAGCGTATACCAAGGCAAGGAATGTATATAGCCAATGCACTAAAAAAACAAGAAACAAATGCTACAGCTTTATTTGTTAGAAACTTAGAAAAATATAATACTAGTGTTGAGTTAGAGTTTCAACATCACGAAATACAGCTTAATAAAGATTTGGATAATATGGCATTTAGGCAGAAGGCGATTATTGACGGATTAGTTAAAGCAGGAATTTTAAAAAATGATGGATTACGTTGGGTGAAGAAAATAACACATACTTGTATAAGAGATAAAAAAATAGGAATAACATTAACGATTAAGAATATATAGAGAGAGCACAGCAACACTTTTAAACGGGTTTTAGGGGATAAGTAAGGTAAATTATCAAGTGTGAAAATTCAGTGGCTTAAAATGGCATATAGGAGGGATTTTTATGAAACTAAAAAGTGGTTTTTTTATAGTAATGGAAATGAATAGCATGAGTTTTTTAGATGACAATGACTATTTAACAAAAGAGATTGAAGAATGTAAACAGTTTATTAGTTTAGAACAAGCAGAATATTATATTTCATCGCTAGATTATGACAATGCAAAATGCTATAACGTTATTATAGTTGATGTATTATATGAATTATCCAAGGCTTATAAATAAAATAGGTAAATGATGGGAAGATTAAGAAAAGGACTAAAGTCCTATATACAAATATATATAAATAGTATATACTGTTATAGTAAGTTAATCGAGGGGAGGTGATGAAGTGGTAACTGTAAATAAAAAGCATAAATTTTATGCAGTAAAAGAATATATCGGAAAATATAATCAAGTTTGGAAAATGCAAGATGTTGATGAATGTTTTAATTGTGAGTGTAAGTTTGTTAATGGTGACAAGCTTGGATTGATTTTCAGCCACAAGGGAAACGAAGTTGTGTGCGGTAAATGTGCTATTGATTTAGAAAATGCGATTACAGATAGGAGGGGATAAAGTGGATGGTCAAGTAAGAGTTTTGGAAAGTAAAATGGTAAAGGTTAGGAAGATACACAAATGCCATTGTTGTTCTAAAGAAATACAAAAAGGAAATGAAGCATATTATCAAAAATATGTTGATGATGACGAAAATTATATTGGTGATTATAGGCTATGTGACAATTGTTATACTTATGGCGTTGGTAATGATAAGGGGTTTAATGGGGAAAGTTGTTTAGAATGTATACAGTTTTGTTTAGAAGGTGTTTGTTGGCGGGAGTGTGAACCAGATTATAGTTATTAAGGAGGTGATAAAGTGGATATTAAAATGGGAAGCATGAAAGATTATTTCATTTTCAAGGGTAGGTTAGAAAATAGATATCAAGAGAGCGAAACGGATAACTTAAATGAAAAATGTAAGGATTGCATAAGGAAACATTACTCATACCCTGACACTTGTCATGACGGTTGGCAACATATGAACAAAAGTGGATGTAAAAATTTTAAACTTAAAAGGTAGGAGGTGATGAAGTGAGTGAATTTGTTAGAATTTTGGAGAATAAAATTGTTAAAACAAGAAAAATACACAAGTGCCATAATTGCAACAATGAAATACCAAAAGGCGAAAAAGCTTATTTTCAGAAGTATGTAGATGATGATTCAATTGTGCCTATAGATAAATTCTATTTACACGAAGCTTGTTATAAGCATATGAAAAAGCAAGAAAGTCATTATGGCGATAGTTGTTTAAAGTGCGTTTTATTTTGTGCAGATGGCGAGTGTATGAGTGATTGTATTCCAGATTACGATTATTAAGGAGGTGATAAAGTGGATATTAAACAAACGGCTAAAGAATTTCAAGTAACACATTTAACGGTTAGGAATTGGATTAAAAAAGGATGCCCACACGATTTTGTTTATACGGGTATGCGGAAAAGGTACGATTTTGATAAGTTGGCGGTAAGAAGATGGTTGAAGGAGCAGAAAAGGGGGATAAAATGACGAATTTTGATAAGTTGAAGGAAGAATTTGAATATTATAAAAACAAAAGCGTTGGAGAGGTTATAGACTTGATTTTACAGAGAACAGATTGTTGCAATTTTTGTAGCTTTTCGGTAAAAAATGAAACAGATTGTTTTGGGGAAATACAAGACGGTATATGTGAAGAAGGTATACTATTTTGGCTAATAAGCGAGGTGGAATAATGTTTAGTACTGGGATAATAACAATAGGCGTAACGATATTGTGGGTATTAGCAACAATATTTAATGTGAAGGTTAATAAGGGATTTGCGTGGTTGGTTATAGCTTTAGTATTTGGATGGGTATTAACAAAACTTATATAGGGAGGTAAAGGAATGAACGTTAAACGAAAAGCAAAAAAGGCTGTAAATAATGTTAAAAATGGAATATTTGCCACAGTTATACTAACGATTGTCGGAATAATTGGAGTATGTGCAAGTGAAAGTATTGTACCAGGCGTATTTACTGGAGATGGCTACGAATACGAAAGCCCATTTACTAAACAAGTTAATGCGCTAAACGAAGAAATAACATTTAAAACGCTAAAAATAGCAGAATGGGAAAGTATTAGTATTAGTGACAAGGGAAGAATAGAAGAATTAGAGGGATATAAGGCTAAAGAAGAAGCTAAAAGAGATATGATAATAAATGTAATAGATGAACATTTAGCAGGGAAATTAACTGGAATGGGTAGAACCTTTTATTATGCAGGACAACAATGGGAAGTAAACCCTTTATTATTAGCATCAATTTGTTGGCACGAAACGGGCAGAGGATTAAACAAAAGTGGTATGTTGTACAGCCATAACAACGCAGGGGGGTTATTTGTAGGAGGAGTAAAAACACACTTCCCAAGTGTTGAAAGTGGTATATATGAGCAGGCAAGGCGATTAAAACTTTATTATATAGATTGTGGATTAACTGATATAGAAAGTATAGGTTTGAAATATTGCCCAGTAGGGGCTAAGAACGACCCGAACGGACTTAATAAAAATTGGATACCAATGGTTACAGAGAATTATAAAACTTTGTTAGAAAAATGTGAAGGTATAATATAAAAAGGGGGAGTTAAAATGTTAAGTAATTTAAAAAATTGGGTGAATGGGTATGAGGATGATAAAGAGTGGGAAAAGTATAAGAAATATATCAACGAAGCACACAATTTGGTTAAAAAGTATCAAAGGCAAGACAAGGCTCAAGGTGGTTGGTTAAATACTATAAGCAATTTAGAACTTAATGAAATAGGTTGTTTAAAAATTAAAGCTGATAAGGGTTGTTTAAACTTAGAAATTAAAGCATTAAAGGATAAGATGAAAAATGTTAAACTTGACGAGGAACAAGAAGAATATGCTTTAACTTATGTTGTGGCTAAACATATAGCTAAAACTACAGAGGGGGCTAAATTATGCAAATAGGTATAATATTAATGTGGGGTGTTTTAGTCTGTGGGATAGTGTTTTTAATAGATTATGCGAAGGGAAAAGAGCCAGTAACGGAAGTTAAAGTTGATGAGTGGGGAATATTGAAGAATATGGAGGGTAAAAGATGAATAAACAAATATGGCAGAAAGTGCTTGATATAGTTAAGGAGGTGCAGGGGACTGATATTGAGATGGGGGAAGAATTTGAGGTTGAAGGACATGAGTATGAAAAATATAAAATGACCGAATTAGGGTTAGAGGATGTAAGTGAAAACTATAAACATTTTGCATTACATAAATTGATTAGGGGTGTAATGACAATCAAGCCTAAAAAATGGTTGCCGAAGAATGGGGATAAGTTGTATTACATTTGCTTTGAATCCAGTTATGGCTTTAGATGGACTCATTACCACCCTGAAGACGGAGAACACGACAATGTATTAGCAAGTGGTATGTACGCTCAAACAGAAGAAGGAATCAAAGAAATGTTGGCTAAAATTAAGGGGGTTGTTTGGGATGAATAAATGTGTTGATTGATTTAGAGAACTTGAAAGATAAATACAGGAATGAGAACGGAACGATTGAGGATATTAAGGTATGGAGTAAAGAAGATAGGGGGTTTGAAGAATATGAAAATGATAGAAGTGGAATTTAGCCTAGACAGTTACAAGGAAAGAATTAAATTTTGTTTGAGTTGTAATAATTTTTTAGATTGCCAAGGTGGATGTGAAAGGACCGATTGTAAAAAAGTTATAGATTGTACTGAATATAGGAATAGAGGGGTAGAAGATGAATAAATGTGTTGATTGTTTCTATATGATTGAATCAAAAAACTATGAAAATACAATATGGGGGGCGTTGATGAGTGGGGAATATTGAAGAATATTAATAAAGGGGGTTGTTGGGGATGAGTAAACAAATGAATCTATGTTGCTGGAGTTGTGGAAAAGAATATCCATTTGAACTATACAGATTGAATGATGATGATAAGTATGTTGAGTGCGATTGTGGCGGAATTGTAGTTAGCAGGAGTGGTAAAATTATGGGAATTTCAAAGGAGGTTTTTGAAGATGAATAAATGTGTAGATTGCTTTTATAGAATAGAATCAAAGAATTACGCTAATACAATATGCGGTTTAAGAAATGGGTTCATTGATATTAATCAAGATGGTTGCGAAGAATGGCAGGACAAAGGACAGTATACAATGGATGATAAAGAATATTTAGTAAAGGTTAGGGGTGAAAAATGATGAATATACAAAGAGAAGTTAGAAAAATATTAAATTGGTACGGTGAAGAAAATCAGATAAATAAAGCTATAGAGGAACTAGAGGAATTAAAAGAAGAGTTAGAAAAATTTAAAGATTGCAAAGGTGGAATTGATGCACTTGAAGCGATAGAAAATATTAAACTAGAAATGGCAGATGTAACTATAATGTTGGTGCAGTTAGAAGAAGTTTTTAATTATGATAAAGAAGATTTTGCAAAAAAAGTAGAATACAAAATTGACAGAACACTTAAAAGAATTGAAAAAGAAAAGGAAGTGGAGGGGTTAAAATGAGCTATGACGTGAGCATTAACAGAGTTGAGAAGATACACGATAGTAATTATACTTATAATGTTTCGGAAATGTTTACAAAGGCATTTAGAGGCACGAAAGGGCTATGGATTATAGAGGATGAAACGCCATACAATGCTAGAATATTTTTACTTGAAGCTATTGAAAACATGGAGAACAATAAAGAAGAATATGTTAAATTAAATCCTGAAAATGGGTGGGGTAATTATGAAGGTGCTTTAAAATTTTTAAGAAACATTTTTAGGGATTTAGATAAATTAGAAGATGATGAAAATATAGAAATAAGTATATCGTAAATAGCATAATATATATATAAAATGCAAAGTATAATTTTTTAGGGGAGTAATCAAAAAATACATGGAGGTGGAAAATGCACAATTATAATTCGGTATTAACAGACATTATAGAAGCATATTTAATTAAAGATATGGCTATACTAAAAAGGAAGTTAGAAAAGTTGAGTTTATTGGATTATTCCTCAAAAAATAAAAGCAAAGATTTTAAAACTTGCAAAAAGTTGAAAGAATTAATATTTGAAGATGGTAAAAAGTTAATAGTTAACGCTAAAGATATGAAAGAAGAACTTGAAAAATTAGCTAAAAATTACGGCAAAGAAAAGTTACGGAAAAAGTTGCAACAAAAAACAAAACAAGTAAAAAAATGTAAACAATGTGGAGAAGAAAGGCGTATAGTAAGTGGTGGAAGATGCTACCATTGTTACTATGAAAAGGAAGAAAGTTATAAATATATGTATTGCGTTGAGTGTGGGTTATATAGATACGTGTACGCAAAAAATATGTGTTCAAATTGTTACAGAAAAGTATATTATAAAGAAACCAAAGAAAAAATGCTTAAAGGGGGTAAATATGCAAATTAAAGAAATTAAAGAAACTTTAAGAAGTTATAAAACCCTTGCTGATGAACTACAGCAGATAAAAGATAGACACGCAGAATTAAGGAGTAGGCTAATTAACCCACAAGCCCAAGTTATTACAGATATGCCAAGGGGCGGAGATTTTAACGCTAATAAAATACTTGACGGAATAGCTAATATAGAAGAATTAGACAGAAGATACACAGCACAGCAGAAGAAAGTAATGGAAAGTATCAAGCTAATTGATGAAATGATATTCAGTTTAAAAGGTGATTATAAACAAGTTGTTATTTTGCGGCATATAAAGGGGCATAGTTGGGTTAAAGTGGGGCGTTTAATGTATGTTAGCGATAGATGGGCACAAAAGTTACACGGGCAAGCGTTGAAAGAGATTGAAAAAAATTACAAGGGAGATGATTAAATGGATAACAAAGATACTGATGTGGAAAAGGAAATAAGTATATTTGAAAATGCAGAAATATTATACAAATGGGCTATGAAATATTACGATATGCAGACGAAAAGAAGTAGGAAAAAGGGAGATAAGGTATATAGGGCTTATACGAAGTTTTTAAAGGAAAATTATGGGGAAAATTGGAAGATGATAAAATTATTAAGTTTAACAGATTAACTTAAATTGTTCACTTTAGTTCACTAAAAATCTGCTATTATAATATTATCGCAAAGCGATACCAAAAAATCCAAAATGGAGGGCATATTATGCGTATTTTTGAATTTAGCTGTTGGAGATGTGGCAAAGCTGTAGAACATCTAATGGAACCAAAAGAAAGGGTGTTTTGTGAAAGTTGTTTCATTGAACATCGAGCAGAAAGAAAAGAAATAACAATGAAGTATGCAGAGTTAAAGTTTGAGGTTATGTATGAACAAGCATTGAGATATTTAGAAAAAGCATATGCTAATCCGATAGGTGTTGGAACATATCTTTATGAATATGAAAAATCAGCCAAAAGGATATACGCAAAGGGAAAAGCGAAAATTGATAAATTTTTAAGTTCGCACGAAATTATAGCAGGCATAATGCTAGAAGATTTAAATTATGAGTACGAAACAAATAAAACAGTGGGGTCATATAGGGTTGACTTTTATGTTCCTGAATTAAATGTTTGCTTAGAAATAGATGGACATTTGCATAAACATAGAAGGGTATATGATAACAAAAGAGATATTTCTATTAGGGGAAATTTGGGTAAAAAATGGGAAGTAGTAAGAATAGGAACTAAGTTTATAGAATCTACACCTACAATTTTAGTAGATGAGATAGAAAGAGTTTACAAGAAGAAACAATGGTTAAGAAGTAAGAATAATGGAGTAATACCTATTGGTTTTTCCAAGAGAGAAGAAGAACATTATAAGGAAATATTTAAAGATGTTGAAAAGTAGAGAATAGTGAAAAGATATTTATTTATCAAACTAACCATTTCGATATATTCTATTCTTTCTTATACAGCCCTTTCTAGGGCTTATTTTTTTGCTAATAATTGGAGTGCCTGAAACCCAGTTCAGGAGGGAAACGCAACGTATACTTATATAAGCGTTTGGGGGTTTTTTTATACGTTTAGGGAGGTGGCTACTTGCATATATCTGATGAAGATATACAAGAGTTTAAGCTTAAAAGAAAAGGCAGATACTTAATAGATGAAGATGGTAAAGAAGTATATTTAATTGTTTATGCACCGAATAAGGGGCTAGAGGTGATTGAATGGACGAAGAATTAAATGTAGTAAGTGTACAGTATGAACACGGGAAAAGGTTTGATGATATGATATTTTTGCGAGATAAGGCAACGCTGGTAACGGCAGAGGAAGAACATATATTTTGCGTTGGGGGCGTTGTGTTTTTAGATGGGTTGGAATAAATAGTTGGGATAGGGTAGCTCCCGAAAAGAAGAAACCTTGTGCTTCTTTCCCAACTTTTAATATATACAAGGAAATCTTAACAAGGGGATTGATAAAATGAACAATTTACTACTGGATGAATATCCACTTTTGATTATGCCTAAACTCGCTACTAAAATAGGTTTGAATGAATCAATAGTTCTACAACAAATACATTACTGGAATGAAATTAACAAGAAAGCAAATAACAATTTTAAAGATGGCTATTATTGGACTTATAACTCATATGATAAATGGCAAGAACAATTTCCTTTTTGGTCATTATCTACAATAAAAAGAACGATAAAGAAACTAGAAGATTTAAAATTAGTTGTTACTGGAAATTATAATAAATTAAAAATAGATAGAACTAAATGGTATAGAATAGATTATAATGTTCTTGAAAAGGTTGATATATGCGAGTTTGTTCCATTAGTTCAAAATGAACCAATCAATGTATCAAAAAGAACAAATCAAGATGTCAGAATGAACAAACCATTACCAGAGATTAAACCAAAGATTACTACAAAGATTAAAAATATAGGGAGCATTGACAAGCAACGCTCTATAAGTTTTAATTCTTTTTTATCTAAATACAATGTGAATGATGATATAGCTTATTACATTATGTATTATTTAGGATATAATAATGAAAAATATACGATTGATAAATGGTGTGAAATAGTTAACAACTTAGATGATATAGAATTAATGTCTAGTGAGAATATAGAGGAATTAGTAAGAAAATATTTAAACACTAATTTTAAAGATGGTAAACATAGTTTGTATCATAGTAGTTTACCACAGATATTAGAGTATAGAATGAAAGAAGTGGGGATAATATAGAAAGGGGTGAGGTAATATGGCTACACCTGCTAACAGGGAAAAATCAGGACAGTTTAAAAAGGGGGTTTCAGGTAATCCGAAGGGTAGACCAACTACCCCAAAAGAAATAAAAGAAGCATTTCAAAAGCTAATGCCTAAATCAATTAAGAAGATAGAAGAAATCATTGATAGTAGCGATGATAATAAACTTGTATTAGATGCCGTTAAAGTGGTACTTGATAGAGTATTAGGTAAGCCGAATCAACCAATGGATATAGATGGTGATATAGGATTTAAAAACCCATTAGAAGGGCTTACAACGTCAGAATTAAAGAAGTTGATTAAGAATGGTAAATGATAATATAATACAAGGTGCAAAATTAGAACTTGCTAAACGTGAGTTCTTTTATTATTGCCATTTAAGGGCACCTGATTTTTATAAAGAAGATAGAGAATATTTAGTTGAGTTGTGCAATGATTTACAAGATTTCTATGAAGGTGAAGAAGAAGTTGCAATTGTTAATTTACCACCTAGACATGGGAAATCAAGAACCGCAGGAATGATTGTAGAATGGTTACTGGGTAAGAATAAAGAAGAAAAGATAATGACTGGTTCTTACAATGAAACTTTATCAACTGTATTCTCAAAGAATGTTAGAAATAGCATACAAGAAGCAAAGGCAGACGAAAACAAGGTAGTTTATAATGACATATTTCCAAATGTTAGCATTAAAAAGGGCGATGGTTCGATGAACCTTTGGAGTTTAGAAGGTGGTTATAATAATTATCTTGCTACCTCACCAACTGGTACAGCTACAGGTTTCGGGTGTACTATTATGGTGATTGACGACCTAATAAAGAACGCAGAAGAAGCGTTTAATGAAAATATATTAGAAAAGCATTGGAACTGGTTCACACAAACAATGTTGTCACGACTTGAAGAAGGTGGCAAAATACTTATTATAATGACTAGGTGGGCGAGTAAAGACCTTGCAGGAATGGCATTAAAACATTTCAAAGAAGAAGGTAAAAAGGTTAAGCATATCATCAAGAAAGCTTTACAAGACGATGGGACGATGTTATGTGAGGAAGTATTAAGCGAAAAGAGTTATAAAAGCAAAATTAGGGCAATGGGTGAAGAAATTGCATCGGCTAATTATCAGCAAATACCTATTGATTCAAAGGGTGCTTTATATCAAACACTTAAAACATATACAGAGTTGCCAACGGATAATAATGGTAATTTATTATTTACTAAAATATTTTCATATTGTGATACAGCAGACGAAGGAAAAGACTATTTATGCAATATAATAGTTGGCGAATATATGCAACAAGCTTATGTATTAGATGTTTATTACACTAAGGCTGGTATGGAAATAACAGAAGAAGAAACTGCAAGGCGGTTATTTGAAAATAACGCAAATGAAGCACATATAGAGAGTAACAGCGGTGGTAGAGGATTCGCTAGAAATGTTAAAAAGATATTGTTTGAAAAGTTTAAAAGTAATCACACTACTATTAAATGGTTTCATCAAAGCAAGAACAAGAAAGCTAGAATATTATCTAATTCAACTTGGGTTATGAATAATTTATTGTTTCCAGTAAATTGGCGTGATAGATGGGCAGAATATTATAATGCTATGGTTAGTTATCAAAAAGAAGGCAAGAATAAAAATGATGATGCACCTGATTGTTCAACTGGTATAGCTGAAAAAATGAAAAATGCTACACCTAAACCAATAAGGGCTAATATATAAAAGGGGTGATATTTTGATTAGTAGTTTAGATTTCCTTAAACAAGGGCAGGAGTTTCCGCCTAAAGATAAGGATACAAGAGAACGCTTTATGATGTATGAAACGAATAAGGAACTATTTCACGGAGAACATGGGAAAATAGGCGGTATATTTGAGGAAGATTTAAAGCGATTGCGTAGAGTAGTTGGAAATTACGATGAGGTAGTGGACTTTGTTACATTGCTAAACTATCATAAATTGATAACAGTTAAGACGGCTGATATGATATTTGGCGAACCGCCTTTGATTTCTTGCGAGGATAACAAGGAAACTATTGAGCAGATAGAAGAAAACACAAGATTATTTGCTAAAGGATGGCAAAGTGTTGTTGATTGTTCAAGATATGGTAATGGAATATTCTATATCTATGAAGAAGATACAGATGCTGGTGCTAATTACGGGAATTTTGACGTTACACAGCCTGCATTTTGGATTCCTGTTGTAGACCCTGACAATTATAAACGTATAATTAACCACGTTATTGCGTGGGTTAGTTGTGGAGAGAATGACAAGAGATACTTAAACGTACAGATTCACTACAAGGGCTATTTCATAAAGCAGTTATACAAAATGGGTGAAGATACACCTGAAAAGATAATGACTGCTTTAAACAGTAATACAATGTTAAGGAAAGACATTAACACAAACACTATAGGAATGTTATTGAGTGAAGAAAGAGTTGAAACTAATTTAACTGATTTTGCTATTCAAGTAACAAGTAATACAATTACATCTGATTCTTTAACTGGTTTAAATGATTATGATGATATAAACAGCCTTATATGTGCTTTAATGGTTAGAGTAGGACAGATTGAAAAAATACTAGATAAACATTCAGCACCATCAGTTAACGCTCCCTCTTCCGCTGCACAACAAGACCCTGAAACGGGTGAATGGTCGTTAAAAATGGGTAATGTATTCTTTAGAGATTCAAATGACGACCCACCAACAGAGTATATTACATGGGATGCACAACTTGAAGCTAACTTTAAACAGATTGAATTATTGTTAAATCAATTATATGTATTATCTGAAATGGGTGCTACTTTATTAGGTGGCGAAGATAAAGGCGGTTCTAATACGAGTGGTAGAGCGTTAAAGTTTAAAATGATTTCGCCATTGGCAAAAGCTAAAAGAATCACAATGTTAATCGACCCAGTTATTAAGAATACAATTAAGCTTATATCTTCGCTAGGCGGGGAAAACATTAATGATTTATCTGCTGAAAAGATTACTATTAAATGGCAAGATGGACTTCCTAACGATAAGCTAGAAGAGGCTGAAATAATTGAAAAGAGAAAGAATAGCGGAACTATTTCAACTAAAACTGTATTAATGGAATATGACCAAATGAGCGAGGAAAGAGCAGAGGAAGAAATAGAGGAAATACAAACAGAAACAACTGCATCTAATCCGTTAGCATTTAGCCCGTTTAGTGGTGCCAATGTACCTGTTGAAACTGAAGAAATGGAAGAAGATGATGTAAATGGCTAGTATTAAATTTCCACACGAACCTGATTTTGTTCTAGCGTTAATAAGATATTATCGAGATGCTGAAACTAAGCTAATTGATATAATAGCTAAGAAAGAAGCAAAAGGAACGGTAACAGCTTACAGTAAATCGTTATTAGCACAGGTCCAAGCAGAGATTAACGCCTTAAATAAGACGTCAATTGAGTGGAGTAATACATATTTACCTTTAGAATACGAAAAGGGCATTAAATCGGCCGTAAATGGTTATGTTGGTATGGGTGTTAAAGTTGATACTGTAGCATCATTTGCAAAGCTAAATGTTAATAGTATTAATATAATAGTGAGAAATACAATACAAGATTTAACCAATGCTAATAACTTTATAGGGCGTAAGATTGCGGACGATTTAAGAAGTGCAGGGCTTGAAGCAATAGCCGATAAAGAATTAACTGGATTAACTGTTAAGCAGACAAAGAAAAACTTGATTAATAAGCTAATAGATACTAACGTGATGGCGATTAAAACGAAGAACGGCAGAAATATGAATATATCTAGCTATGCTGAAACAGTAGCAAGAAGCACAAGCAGAGAAGCCCAAAACAGGGGAACAATGGAAACAATTCAGGCAACGGGTAGGGATTTAGTCAAAATGTCTAGTCATTTAACGACTTGCCCTGTCTGTGCTCCTCTTCAAGGAAGAGTTTATAGTATTAGTGGAACAAGTACAGAGTATCCACCATTAGAAACTGCATACGGTGGGGAATATGCTAATATTCACAATAATTGCCGTCATTCTCTTAGCCCATATGTTCCTGAATTAGATGAAAGCAGGGTTAAAACTAAGGCTTTTAGTAATAGAAGTTTTGACATAGACCCGCGGAGTAAAACACAGATTGATAATTATAACAGGGAACAAAAGAAAAATGCTGATAGAAATAGGGATAGACGGCAATGGGAAAGATATAAATCGGCTATGCCTGATAAAACACCTAAGACATTCAGCGGATTCAGAAAGAGTAAACAAAGTAATAGCGATAACTGGAAACAGTTAGAGAGCAATTATAGAAGCATCAGAAGTAAACCAGTAAGAGAAGGTTAAAAACTAGCCACTCATGGCGTAGAAATGAGGGAAAGAGGTTATATTATGGATTATAAAGAAATATTTGGGGAAGAATTAGCAACACAAATTGAGGGAGTAGTAAAAGAAAAAGGTTTAAACCTTATAGTCGACGATAAGGAAAAGCCTAATTACATCCCTAAAGACCGTTTCAACGAGGTGATTGGCTCAAAGAACGAGTTAAAATCGCAAGTCGGAGCGTTATCCGAAGAACTCGAAACTTTGAAAAAGTCAGCTAAAGGCAACGAAGAATTAACACAAGCAATACAAGAGTTACAGAACAAGAATCAAGATTGGGAGAGTAAATACAACAAGTCCTTAATTGAAAATGCTGTAAAAATGCAGGCATTACATCATAAGGCTTTAGACCCTTCTGACTTAGCTAAGTTTTTAGATTATACAACATTACAACTTGACGAAGATGGTAATGTAAACGGGTTAAAAGAACAGATTGATAGCTTGAAAGAATCGAAAGCGTATTTATTCGAGCAAGAAAAGAAAGCGAATAATAATAATGCGACAAATCCAACAAATGTTATCGTTAACAAGAGCCTTGATGAGCAGTATCAAGAAGCTGTGAAAAACGGTAATCAACCTTTGGCAATCGCATTGAAAAACAGAATGTTTAACATTTAAATTATAGGAGGATTAATATTATGGCTAATGTAGCAGCGGGTACAGTGTGGAACGTGCCAAATTATACGGGAGAACTATTTACAAGTGATATGATAAATACACCATTTTTATCAGCGATTGGTGGGTTAACTGGTGGTATGCAGTCAACAAACTTTGAATTTGCTACTGATTCACAGTACGACCAAGAAACAGCGTCACAGCCAGCAATAACAGAAACAGCATCATTAACAGCACCAACAGCGATTTCTTATGTTAGAGGTCAGAACAAAAACGTAACTCAAATATTCCACGAGCAAGTATCTTTGTCATATGCTAAATTAAGCAATGGCGGAAGATTAAGCGGAATAAATACAGCGGGTTCAGCTAATAACGTTGTAAGTGAATTAGATTGGCAGATTTCAAAAGCACTAGAAAAGATTGCTAGAGACGTTGAGTACACATTCTTGAATGGTACTTATCAAATAGCAACAAGTGCAGGAGTTGCGAACAAAACAAGAGGAATGATAGCAGCATCATCTGTTAATACAGTAGCTGCATCATCTGCAACATTATCAAAGGCATTGATGGATGAATTATTGCTTGAAATGTTTGGTAATGGTGCAATGTTCAAAACACCAGTTATCATGTGCGGTGGGTTCCAAAAGCAAAAACTATCTGACATATACGGATACGCTCCGGAGGATAGAAATGTTGGTGGAGTTAACATTAAGCAAATTGAAACGGACTTCGGAAACATCGGAGTAATGCCAGCACATAGATTTATGCCAGCGGGAACATTATTAATTGCAGATTTATCAGTTTGTGCACCAGTATTCCAAGTTGTACCTGAAAAAGGTAACTTATTCTATGAAACGTTAGCTAAAACCGGAGCGGGTGAATCAGGTCAGTTATTTGGACAAATTGGGCTTGATCATGGTCCAGCTTTTGCACACGGTACTTTAACTGGATTAGCAACATCTTAATTAACTAGGGGGATTTATTCCCCCTTTTACTTATATATGAAAGGGGTATAATTTAATGTCATATTTAGACCAAAGAAACGGCATACAGCCAGCAGTTATAGAAGAATTAAAGCAAAGAGATAAAGCACTTGCAGGCGATATGGTTTTTGTTGTAACACCAG